TTAATGCCGTATTTTTTTATTAAGCCCCAACTCATAAACCCCTTTAACCGATGGCATTTTTTCCGAGTCGCCATATATATAAGAAGTAATTTCAACCATCAATGAACCTTTCAATTCAATAATCTTACTAATATCAAAATGAGAACTATTGAACATGCCACTTAAAGTGCACTCGATTTGCAATAAGATGTTTATTTTCGGTGATTTAAGAAACGAAATATATTCATTTAAATCTGGTATATTGAAAATACTAGAATTCAATACATCTATCGAAGAATCACAGCTAATATTTATTTTTGAAACTGTATCCTGATGCCATTCCTCTGCCGCCTTTATCACTTCAGGTTGAGAAATGCTTAAACTTGAGTTATACACTGCGGTTATTTCACTATCCCCCCTTAAAGTAAACATTCGCGCAGATGTAGCATTTCTGTAAGATTCAAATCTTTCCCTCAACCACCCTTCAAGAACGATTGTCGGTATATATGGTGGAGCGCCTACATGTCCATGATCCTCTAGTTTGAAAGTCAGTTGAATTTTTTCCGTGGTAGAACCTTGCAGTTTTCCTATTGCTTCATTAAGTAGACGACCATATTTAGCCTCAATCTGGCGAATTACATTAGTTGACTCTGCATAGATACCATTTAGATCATTTTCGATATCATGCTTCTCATCAAAGAGTTGCTCCATTCCGAGTAATGGTAGGTGTGGGATTTGATCAATCCTTTGTTGATAATAGCTTAACTCATTTCTTGAGTAGAATCTTTTCAGTAGATCGACTGTACTAGGAATAAGATTTGCCAGTACTTTAATTATTTCATCGGCGTTAGCTTTCACTGTAAAGTGCTGTAACTTATTTCTAGTGGCGTTTAATGATTTAAATGACTCAGTTAACTGTTGATAATCTTTACTGCTGATGCCTGACGCTATTTTCAATTCATTAATTCTTCTGATCGTTTCTTCAGGGGTTATAGTTTTTGCATCATCAAAAAGATAGTCATTTTTACCTTCATAAAAACCTTTGTAATATTCAATTATTTGAGAAACTGTCGTTTTCTCTCCTAGCAAGAAAATAGGGTTCCTTTGAAAAAGAAGATCTTTTAATAAAGTTTCCATCCCATGATGGATCTTAATTACGACTTCTTTCATAAGATAAGGATCTTGGTCATTCTCAATGAATTGATGTAAACACTTTAGCCCTTCGGCTAGAGAATGAACGCCATTTGTATATGGGGTTAAGTTCATCAAATCCTCCTGCATTAGACGACTACAAAGCCATTATATTGAGTACACTTTAGTGTGCAGGCATCATAAGCCACCACAATTAGTACTCATCAAAGATAGCTACATTATTGAAAATATTCTAGCAATGATTTCACAAGAACGTATATCTCATCAGGCTAAATTATCATACTGGATAACCCCCACCTTTAAACAGTCCATGTGAAGATGTTTGCCCGCCCTAGCACGCACATCTAGCCCGCGATGAAATCGCCTTATTCAACATGACAGATGCCAGCAAACAGCAGGCGTAGCGGCATTAGATGCAATCATTTGTACAATTCGATCATAACAGGCTCAATGATTCTAGACTGCTCCTACCCACCCCTTGCAATTTTTCTTAATAGTTTTTTCCAACGACCAATTATCCGCCACGCCGCCATGAATTCGCTGGTTAGTTTATCTTTCTCACCTGCCCGCCACACCTTCACCTCACGCAACCGGCCATTGTCCGCCGCGAGTAGGCCGCCACCGTGGCGAACGCGGGCGCCGCCAGCGACTGACCGCACAACTTCATCGCTGACGAAAATCCGGCAGTCGCGCAGCTGCGCGCCGATGCTAGCGATCATCTCCTCGGAGACGCCGTGTTTTTGCGTCGCTTCCTGTTGCTGCGCCTGGCGCAATGCAGCTTCGGCCTTTTTCTTCTGGTATTCCGCAACCGCCGCCGCGTAGTTATCTGCGCGCCGTTCCGCCTCGATCCACAGTTGCTCGCGCCAGCGCTGCTCTGCTTCTTCCGGGGTCAAGCTCATGTCTTTCGCTGCGGTAACTTTTGGCCCCCATGTCAGCGCGCTTTTGTCATCAATCGACGTGCGAAGGCCGCGTGCGGTGCGCATGAAGGCTTGATCTGAGCTTTCCCGGACGGATTTTCTTAGCCTGCTGGTGATCTCCTGCCTTTGCTGGCGTGAATATCGCCTCAAAACATCGATATTCAGCGGAAGTTCTGTCACTGAACTGTTGTCGGGCGCGGTTTTATCAGCTGGCACCGCCGTTTCTGACGGTGTTTTTTCGCCCGATTCGGCGCACCCCGTACAGTTATTGACAGAACTCCGAGGGGCCGCTGCGCGGCCTTCTAAGGTCAAATTCTCGACCGGCGACGGCTTGCGCTTCGGCACAATTTTGTAATCGGTGGTACGGGTAAAAATGACCGATTCACGGATGGTTAGGGGGCAATAGACACCTGTTATTTTGGCGACCGTGTCACCATAATCGTTGCCCTCTTCGGTGTATTCGTAACTGATGCGCACGCGCAGGCAGTCGCGGGACACCAACGGGCCGCCCTGAGCGTGGTTGTACCCCGGCCAGTCCGACGCGTCAGCAGCTGCTCGCGCTTCTTCGATCTCAGGGTGCAGGACCAGCTCGCGATTACCTAACCGGCGCAGCTCGCGCCATGTAGTCACTGGCGCGCCGCCGATCTGCTGAAACTGACGGATATTCCAGCGCGACGCCCACGCGCGCACGCGCTTCGCCATCTCTTTGACGGGCTGGCCGGATTCGTCGTCTAACTCGCCGTCCATGCCGTAACCGTCAATATTTTTAGAGATGTACTTCGCGATATAGCCCGTTGCCGAGCCAAATTTTTCATCAATCGGTGTAACGGTAAAGCGGTGCTCCTGCGCACCCGGCTCGTAGCCGTCCTCTTTCAGTGCATGCTTGCGGAAAACAGCCGTTGCAAACTCCACCTCTTCCGGGCGGAGAAACAGCAGCAAATGCCAGTGTGGCGTTCCGTCATGGTGCGGCTCAGCAACGCGAAAACCGAATGCGCGGATCCCCTCGCGACCCCATTTTGCACGGACTCGCGCCCAGACTTTGCATAAGTATTTCTGCGTTTGTCGCGGGCTGGCATCGCGATATTTGTCATTGCGCTTGCCCGATTTTACGTGTGTAGAGTGATAGCGAGACGGTGCGGTTAGCGTGTAAAACATGCCGACCAGACCCATTTCCTTTGCCATATCCTCAAAACCGCGCATGCGCACCATCAGCTCGGCGCGGGCGTTTTTAGGGTTCGACGTACTCCCTATGACCTTATCAAGCAGCGAGGTGCGCTCGCCGGTGTCCTGGTCTTCCAGTTCCATCGCCTGAAGGTATTCAAAGTTCGCTTTTTTCTGGGCTATCCATTCCTTGAAGCACGGATCAGAGCAATACGGCGAAGCCACCTTGCTGACGTAGCCAGCGGCGATCATGAGGTGCTCTCTCCAGCAATCATGGATCCGGCGGATTTTACCTAACCACCACTTTTCCGACTGAAGGCGCGCAACGGCACGCAGTGCCTCTTCAGCTTCCAGTTCTTCATCGCAATATCGCCCCCATGCAGGGATCGCGATATTGAGTGTCATCGCCTTGCTGGCGATATATCCGTAAGCGTAGAGCGTGGAAAATTCCACGTCGGCGGTCTTCTCGTACTGCAAATCAAACTCGCGCATAAACTCGCTTTTCATCAGGTTTGCGAGCTTATACGCCAGTCGTTTCAGGCGCTTTTTGTCTGCCCAGGGCAGCAGATGGAAATCATCGCGAAGGGGAAGCAGGATCGCCGGCAGCGTGCTTTGTGGCAGGTATTGTGCGTTTACCGCATCGACACGGCGTAAGACATGGCGTTCAAACGTACTGAACAGCCAGCGCACGGCCTCTTTTGGGTCGTGACGCTCCAGCGATTCCAGGCGCAGAGAGAACCGCTTGCGGATAAACGCCGGTAGAGTCTGAACCCGGCGGCGCAGGTAGTAGGCGCGTCCCTTGCGGTCGAATGCTTCACGCGCGGCACCTTCGCGCGGGCGCATGGGGGTGCGATAAACGGTATCGACCAAATCCGCATAGGCGAGCGTCTTCCGCTCGCCTTTCGGGGTGAGATACTCAATTTGAGGATCTGAGACGTGGTTGGGGTTGATAGCCTGCCGTTTGGCGTTCCATTCCCAAACTAAGGAGGAATAGTCAGACATGATCTGCCTTTTCTGGCTCGCCATGTGCGGCAAACTTTCTTGCCCTCAAACGCAGCAGATGGTTAGTATTGCCAACGCATACAGCAAAAAAGGGATAAAAATGAAAGATAAATATGTAGAAGGAAAAGTGAAGTCCTCCATTGATGAGAAAATCTCCGAAGTAGTCCGCAAAGCGAAGGATGCTGAACTTGGTGGCATGCCGATGCTGACAGCGATTCAAAATGAAGCTGGTGATATTTACCGCGTCATTACTGTTGATGGTCTTGGCGCATACCTGGCTCTCGTTCAAGGCATTGCTAAGCTTGGGCTGACTGATCTTCATGCAGATAACCTTAATCCTGGAAAATACGATTCATTGTTCGTTTTCAAGCAATAAGCTCTGGCGGCAAAATGCCGCCTTTTGTTGCTTTTTTGACTTGTATTTATTGACATATTTCCATGCATCAACCTGTTCCAGCAGCCGATTCATTAGCTCATTTCCTTTGAGTTGATACTTCTCTTCGTACAAAGCCATTTAGTTTTCTCCTTTGATTTCACTACATTTTTATAAGAGACCACAGCGCATCCCAGACCACAGAGCCAACACGAAAGGCGAGATAGCCCATCGGGATCCAGAACAACAGCGAGCAAAGCGCACAGCAGATCACAAGGTTTCGCCAGAACCGGCGGTAATTGGTTTCTTCGTTCATTTGCGGATCCTCAGATCGTTACCGTGTCGCCGGGTTGAACCTGGCGGGCTTCTTTTTCGCTATCGCGGATGATGGTTGTGTTGCTGTATCTGCCCCAGCTCAACACCTCCACCTCGACGATCCAGAAATGGCGATATGGACGAACGTCCAAAACTCGCGTCACAACGGCATCAAGCGTGTTCATCAGATGGCTCCCCGTTATCGAATCCGGCGGCTAGGTCAAACCCGATCCATATCGCCGCCGGCCGCAGATTTTCAATGGTGCTCGTCCAAGCTCCACATGCGCCAGAGTTGCGACCCACATCGCCGCGAAGAACGCCGATCACTTCACCGGCCATATTGCGGCTTTTGGCGCTGACAGAGCGGCGAACGCTGAAGGCGTGGAGATTGAAAGCGGAGTAGATCTCGCGGGTTTCCGGGGTGTCGCTGTTGGATATCACCGCGCGGGTGCCGTGCTGGCGATGAGCATCGAGCAGGGTTGCAACCAGGTCGCGGTGATCGTCCATGGTAAATGGCTTGCCGTAGGCAGTGAAGTTAGCTGTCTTGCTGGCTGGAATGTAGGGGGGGTCGCAGTAAATAACCGCGTCATATGCCAGCTGCATAACGTAAGGGATGGTGTGACGAAAATCGCCATCAATGAAAACGGCTTTTGTGTCGTTGGCCTTTTCGGCAAAGCGGCGCATCTCGTCAGCCGGAAAGTAAGGTGCGCCATATTTCCCGAACGGGACGTTATGATCACCCATCTGATTGACGCGATATATCCCGTTAAAGCAATGTCGGTTCAGATACAGAAACAAAGCGGCATAAAGTAAAGCAGTATCAGCCTTGCCCGTATCGCTCCACTGCATGGAGTTAAATAGCGCACGGCGCTTGTAATATTGCTCTTCGTTATTGCCACCCAGGAACATTCCGCGAGCGGTATCAATCAGTCGCTCGGTGTTGGAAGTCAGCACACGAAAGAAATTGATCAGCGCGCGATTGCTATCGCAGAGGATGTAACGGCGGTATTCCGTGTTCATAAATACGGTACCGCTGCCAACGAACGGCTCGATTAAACAATCGGCTTTCGGCAGTTGCATCAGCAGCTGCGGCATGACGCGGGTTTTGCCGCCAGCCCATTTGATAGGTGATTTAGTCATTGCGCGCCTCACAATGATTCGAGGTGCGGGGAGGTCAGGCGCTGCCAGATCTCGCAAACCTGCTCGGCCTGATAGATAGCGTCGGTTAAGGCGTTGTGTGCAACTGAGCGGCGCGGATGGGGGGCGTAACCGATAGCTCCGGCCACTGTAAGCAGCGAGCGGAAGCAGCATTCATTCCAATAAAGCCACGGCAGCATGGAAACGCCTTCGAGCGATGAGCGTTCAAATGCAGACTTGAGGATCGGGAAATCACACGAACCGCCCTTGCACCACACCTTCAGATTCTTTTTCTTGGTTTCAGGGAATGCGCCTTCAATGAATTTGGCGAAATCCAGCATCACCTCAATTTCATGCGACTTCGCGCCTACCAGCTCGCTGATTGGTTCTTTATCCTGCCTGAGCCACCACATCACCGTGTCGGCGGAGATATGCGCGCCGCGATTCTGCGAGGTTCGCGGATCAATGGTTTGATAGAACGAAGGGCCGGTTTTACCGGTTGATGGTTCGAAGAAAACCGCGCCAATCGCGCAAATCACTGCATTCGGCTGGGTGCTGAGTGTTTCAATGTCGATCATTAAGTGGTTCATTGTTTGCTTTCCTCAGTGATGGTTAATTCGCGGGCGTCAGCCCACTGTTCGATTGATGAATAAATCTCTTCCGGGGTGGCGCTTTCCTTTTTCAACTGGCCAACATAAATACGCAGTAAGCCGAGCAGGTGCGCGCGTTCGTGTTTCCGTGCGTTGATGCTTATTTCCACAAAATCCGGATCGCTTATTCCGCTTTCCAGCTTGATTGACTTAACCCCCATGCGACCTCCTGAAAAAGGCAAAACGAGTCCCCGGCAAAATGAATACCGTTGTTTTTAACGCTGGTTAATTAGTGGTTAGGGCGCGGCTTACGTTTAATTGACTTGAATACCCTCTCATGCCAGTAATACAGAAAATCAATAAATGTCATTCGCGCACGCTCATGATTACCGCGAATTGTTTTTTCCAGACCGTAAATAATTAAATCTATTGACGGACTGTCAGGGCTAACGGCAATACGCGCACCGTTTCTCAGGTGAACCGTAAATCCCTGTTCGGCGTTTTCTATTGCCTCACGGATCAGCATCTCCTGTTCCCATGATGTTTTCTCTTCGGTGAAGATACTCATACAGCAAGCCCTACAACTGCTGGTGACGGTACCTCACCATTCATGATGGCGCTAACGAACGGACGAAGCTCGCTGAGGGCGTCATCATCATTCATGCAGAAGGCTGTACCGTAAACGTGCTGGACGCCGCTAGCTAATACGCCGTAATGCGACTCGCGGCCCTGTGGGTTGTTTTCCAGGTTGAAATAATAATCTTCCAGCATTTTATTAATCTGTTCAGCATAAAGGCGTTTCATTTCCCGTTCTCCTAATGATTAATAAAGTGGTGATTGGTGATAATACGGTCTATCGTTTTGCGCGCTTCAGATAATGCAAAGTCAATTCCGAAAGAATCACCATCTTTCATAATTTGATAACGCTTCTTGCCTACCCTGCGCGGTAATACGCGAATGGTGAAGCCGCAACAAATCCCGGCGTGCTTATTTATCCAGGTGACTTTAGGTAGATTATCGCAGTGGTTACCGCGAATGCTTCCCGCGAACTTGCCATGCTGTGAGTGGTGTTTATTCATGTAGGCCCATCCTTAAATAATAAACACCTGGATAAACTTAAGCGTCAGCGCAACAGCGATCGCGCCGATACAGACGCCTGCAATCGCAGTGACCATGAGTACTATTCTTTCTTTCAAAGAAGGATTCATATCGTAGCCCCGCCACCAAACATGTTTACGCCCATATCATTCGCCAGCTTATTGGCTTTCTTGATCCAACCCGCTCGCCAGTCCTGGCGCTCAGGGGGCAGCTTAGAAGTGGCTTCGTGTACCATTTCCAGCCATTCATTCCACAGAATGAGAAGGCGGCGTGTGCTGCCATCCGGGCCAAGGACTTCTCGCTCAGTCACCATAGGCAGGAGGCGACGATCCATCATGTGGCGGACAGCTGACTCTGTTTTGCCGGTGCGGCGTGAAAACTCATCAGCGGTGATCGGGTCTGGAATCTTAAACAGCGCGCTCAAAACTGCATCTTTCATGTGATATTCTCCATGTTTGGGGTATTACTGCTTTTTTTACCCCTAAAACGGTGCCTTAATTTGGATTTTGGATCATACATTTGGAAAATGCAATATGAATTTGCCAATTAGTGAACGCCTCAAGCTCATGAGAGAAAGCGAGCGCATTACCAGCCGCAACGAAGCTGCTGAAATTATTGGAATTCCTCACAATGCGCTTTGGCGTTATGAAACTGGGGAATCAATACCAAAAGGCGATGTAATGATGAAAATTTTAAATACCCCTAGATTTGAAAAGTATGCCCTATGGTTCATGACCGGAAAGATTGCCCCTGAATCCGGGCAGATCGCACCGGCTCTCGCACACTTTGGGCAAGACGAAACAACGTCTCAGCCCTCAGACCAGAGAATTGGCTAAGCATCTTTCTTGCTTATCTCTATGAAAATTATCGCGTAACTATCTGTTACGTGACACCAGAACACGTGTTTACCAGAGGTGACAGCTATGACCGTTAAGCTGCTCGATGGTGGACGCTATAAAGTGGATATCAGACCGCGTGGAGCGACAGGACGTCGTATACAGCGGATTTTCAACAAGAAAGCTGATGCTGTTGCTTTTGAAAAATATGTCATCAGCAATATGCACGACAAAGACTGGCTGGATAAACCAACCGATCACAGGCGGCTAAATGAGCTGCTTGATAGATGGTGGGAACTGCACGGCCGAAGTCATAAGTACGGTGAGAAGCGCCAGCGCGAACTTAAGCGGGTAATTAGTGATATGGGCAACCCTCGCCTTTCAAAAATCAATAAGGGGTTTATTGCTGAGTACAGAAGCCAGCGCCTTTATGAAGGGGTTAAGGCTTCCACTGTTAACCGCGACTTGAGTACTTTGCGAGGCCTATTTCGTGTCCTGACTGAAGCGGAAGATCTCCACGCAGAGAACCCACTAAAAGGGATCACAGATCTCAAGCAGGAAAGGCCCGAAATGTCCTATCTGAGCACCGAAGAGATCGAAAGGCTGCTTTCAGCTTTAAGTGGTGACGCCCGGCGCCTCACTGTTCTGTGTTTAAGCACCGGCGGCCGCTGGGGGGAATCGCTGAATATGCTGGCTCAGAATATGATGCATGGAAAAGTGACGTTTACCAAAACCAAAAACGGGAAGGCGCGCACCGTCCCCATTTCTGGTGAGGTCATGAAATACGTCAAAACCAAAACCACCGGCAGACTCTTCGACGTTGACTATGTCGAATATCGCAAGGTACTAAGGGAGGTAAAGCCAGATCTACCCAAGGGCCAGGCTACGCATGTTTTGCGTCATACCTTTGCGGCGCACTTCATGATTAATGGGGGGAATATCTTGACGTTAAATAAAATATTGGGACATTCGAAAATTGAGCAGACTATGACCTATGCGCATTTTTCACCCGACCACCTTAGCGACGCTATTCACCTGAATCCGCTTAGTGATGGCATCCACATTCCATCCACTAAAATGGTGAATAGCGGTTAA